CCCATACGTTTGATGAAGTTACGGCTCTTAGTGAGCCACCTGCGTTAATGCTGCCTGAGGCAGTTATGCTGTTCTGGCAGGTGATAGGATTTCGAAACTCAAAACTGTCACCGATAAAAGTGTATTTTCCAGCATAGAAAGTGAAATCCCCCTTTCCCATCCCTCCATTCGAATTGCCACCACACAGGATGCGCGCGTCATAATCATTAGTGCCAAGAAAATGGAAATCAATGAAGCTTGCAGAAGAGGCATTTTTCGCTCCAATTTCAAGGCTTCCGAAGTTGACTGTGACGCTACTTCCCAAACCGACCTTTTAAATATTCTCCCCATAGTCTGTTTCTATCATTGCGCGTAATTCTTTTAGCGCATTCTTCATGTTTAAAATTTCTTCATTTTTGAGCTCGTCTCGCCTCAATAATGCCTGAATTGCAGCCAGCCCATCGAGCATCATTGGGGTTTGATCAAGATGAAGTAAGTCACCTATTTTTTTTACGTACTCAGGATCGATATTTTTAATCTGCTGAGAAATAACGCCGCGCCGCTGCGTTTGGCTTTCATCACCCTTAAAGATGAAGTGCTTAAATTCCATGCGTAAAATGTTCTGCAGAGCCTCTTCCGGATCGAGGGCATCACCGATATCTTTCATCGTTTCATCAGATATTGCAGAAGTGGTGATCTCTTTCCATGGTGCCCAGCCATTCGTATTGAATCCCCTGTAGAAGTATCTGCCGGCATCAGTCTGAGTGGCATAGGGTAAACAAAACTGTGTAGAAGCTCCGCTTGTTCCGGCGATACGTACATAGTTCTGAATATAGCCATACCCATTTGCGACAGGTGGGCTTAGAGATTTAGAAAAATCCATCAATCCGGGAAAGAGGCCTGGATTCCTCGCATCATTAAAATTCACACCATCTGCCGTGATAGTTGCGTTCGTCTGAAAGAATCGGTAATCCCCTGTCGGCCCACCAAAAACGCCAACTTGCATAAGATTATCGTTACCTGTGCCAACGTCTCTGGTTGCTGCACTTCCCAAACCGAGGTTTGTGCGAGCGTCTTCTGCCTTCGTTGCGCCGGTACCTCCGTCTGCGACAGCAAGTGCACCATTGCTTCCTTTCTGCAGTAACTTGCCGATCGCTGGAATGCTTACTGCCTTGCCGTTGATGGTGACAGTGATGCTCTGGTTTGCCGTGGTTGTGGCAAATGTCTCCCACGCACCGATATTCTCGTCGTAGTCTTTGATGAGCTGAGACATCGCCTGCGCCAGGCCATCGACAGAGATATTGTCTGATACCAGAATGCCGTACTTCTGGCCGCTCAGCGCCGGTGAAGCAGCAGGCATTACCGTCATTGACGTGGAGCTGTTCACGGCTGAAATCTGGAACATCTGGACCGGGTTAGACATGACGATAATCGTCTGGCCAGCGCGAACCTGGCTGGCGGGTGCCGTCCAGTTTGTGCCGGTGCCGGTTGCGGTATTTCCGTTAATTGCGATGGTTCCTGTGTTATAAAGCATGAACTACCTCACGATAATAACGATCGTTAAAAGCGATCAATCATGTAAAATTGATCGCTCATATCAATCTGACTATTTTTTAAACTCAAATAAAATGGAAATTCCCGCATAAACAGGAATGTTGAAATGAAACTTTTATTTGCTGCAGCGCTTTTGCTGTTGGCAGGATGTACGAACAAACATACAGATAACGCATTCCAGATGGATTACCCGGTTGATGCCGCTCGTTTATCACTGGGTGGTGATATTCACGTAAATATCGACTGTGCCACCAGAGATGTGAAAGTTATTTCAGACAGTAGCAACGGAATATTCAGCCGCCATATTAATAAACGCTTGAGTAATATTTGCTATAAAAAAACTGATAAACTGGATGTTGTTTATCGCTTTAATTCATCAAAGGGTGTGAAACAAGATATGATCGCGACTCATTACCCGCGCGTTCCTCCCGTGTCAAATTCCAACAAACTGAGCGATGGGAATTTTTAACCCCCGTCCCTGAAACGTCTGGCTCCAGTTGCGCTGATTATTGGAAATGTATCTGCCCTGCAGCTGAGAGCCAGTCCATTTGAGCACCACACCTGAATACCCGACAACCGTCCCATCATCGCTGAGGTTTCCTGGACAGTTGTTTACAAGAATCCAGGGGTTGAAGCTTAAACTGACTGAAAAGGTATTGTTCTGCAGGTCATAGTTCGCTGGTACGTCAAAGAACCCAACGACTCTCGGCATCTTAGAGGCTGATACAGCGCTCCAGATAAGGCTGCCAGCACTGTCAAACACATCGAGATAACCACTCTGCAAGCCAATATTTCGCGCAGTTCGGATCATGCTACCAGCATTATCTTCAAGCATATCAGCACCAGGAAACCCGTATTTGTTAGTGCTCAGCTGCAGCCACCTTAAGCGGCCGTCATTCCAGAATGACTGCTGAGTAAAGCCGAGCGTACTGCCATCACCAAACGGGCTGTTAACGCGGTAAGCGCCTTTGTCGGTTACAGCCCCCAGCGCGCGCTGATCGTAAAACAGGGTCGACCTGTTTTGTGAGTCCACCAGCAGTTTTCCAGCGCTGTTGTAAACTTCGAATCCGCTCATTGAAAGTTATAAACCTCAACATTGAGAGTGATTGCGGCACTTCCACCCGTGGGGAGATAGTAAAGGGTAAAGCCGCCGTTATAAGCACGGCAAAAATATTCGTTTACAGTCACGCCAGTTGAAACGATTGTGACAAACGTCCCTTCCTGCGTTGCGCCAGAAAAAGCGACATTTTTTGACGTCTCTCCTGAAGCAAGCGAAACCGTTGCGCTGCCCATGTAACGGATCGCGTAATCGCTTAAATCCACTGCAACCCGCCCTGCACTATCCCAACATTGCAAACCCTGTGGCATTACCATAACCCCATTCTAACGCGCAGCACATTGTTGCTGTCGTAGATACGAATGAGAGTGCTGGATATCAGCATCCTCCCACCCCCAGCCACCCCGTTAATTTCGAACGTTCCTCCCTTATCAAGTTTCCAGCCAGCGGAACCCGCCACGTAGTTATTTGACTGGATGTAATTACCAATCTTAGCGTTAGATATGGTCCCGTCCTGGATGAATGTATCTCGGATAAAAGTCTGGCCGTTCTGGATCACAAAGGGCAATGCTACAGTGCTGCCAGCCTGGGTGGTTACGGCGAAACGATCAGCCAGGAAGATAACCTGCGACTGCATACCAGAAGGAGTGTTCTCTACGCCGATCCCCATCCCTGCAGCGTAATACTGCCCGTTAGCGGCCACGCCAACTTTGATGTTATACATCGCACTGATGTTGCCGTTAATGTCAGCCACCGCATTAGCGGTTTGCGTGATAGCAGCAGTCTGTCCATTCACCGTTACGGTCAGAGAATTGATTTTTGTTGCAGATGCCTGAGTGAAGTCAGCCAGGGTTTCGGTGAGGTCAGTTGCGTTGGAAATATTGCCACCAGCAGATGCATCGAGCGTAACAAGAGCACGGGCAACAGCCGAACTGGTATCCGCAATCGTTGTGTCAATGCGGTCAATGCTGGCGCTGTTTCCGGCATTCGTCACGGTTTGAGATCGACGGGAAGCAACCTGAGCAAGCCCGTTCTGGATAATGGCGATTGCAGAGTTCTTTACCCCTCCCGTCATTCCATCCATCGATACGGATATCTCGTCGATTTTCACCTCGGCCTGCGCAAGACCATCAGTGTTTTCCTGAATGGCCAGCGCCTGCTGCTCAAGGTCGTCGGCATTCTGTTTGATATCGTCAGCCATGCCAGCAATTTTTTCATTGCTGTCCACCGCATTCTCGATTAGGTCCTTGAACGTTTCCGACTCTTTCATATCCTCCAGAATGTCATTGGTTATTTCGCTGACATCTATCGAGGACGTGCCCATGATCCAGTCGGTCCAGTCTCCGGCGTTACCAATACGGTCAATCAGGCGCGCGCGGTACCACTGGCGAACGCCAGCCGGCATGGGTCCATGCTGATAATCTGCAGCCGGGTACGGCACCAGGACCAGCAGTTCAGGATTGGCGTAGTCGGCAGTTGTGGCGCGCTGAATCTCTGTATAGGCCGTGTCGCCAGAGCCATCCGGAAATTTCCAAGTCAGGTCGATATGCCAGACCACATCTTCGGTCGCCAGGAAGTTGAGCGGAGCACCCGGTTTTCCTGTTTTACCGGAGAGATAAGTTGTTTCACCGTATCCCCATGGTGACGACGTATCCTGCGCATTCAGCGCCCGGACGCGCACATCATAGCTGCCCGAATAAATGCCCTGAACCGAGAAACCCTGCGCGCTGGTAACCGGAACGTTTATCCAGTCCCCGTTGTCCTTACGCCACTGGGCAACGTACCGGATTGCGCCCTCTACCTTATCCCATGACACCTCCAGGCTTGCTACAGTCAGCCCCTGAGACACATGATCGCTCTCAGTCACCACGATATTCTTCGGAGCAGACAGGACGCTTATCGGCGTGACGGTGATCGGGGGCGACTCGACCCGAACGCCGTCATCGATGTAACGGTATTTGTTTGGATCGTGCTGAACGGCCGTAATAGTGAAACCGCCTGTGCTGTCGTCGTTAGCCGCGATTGAAGTGACCCTGAAGTACTGTATTGCGAGTTTATCACTGTCTATCGCCCAGACAGCGCCCGCCACAGGAATCTGACTGAATGCCGTAGCCACCGTCACCGTTTTTTTATCGGCGCTCACCGCGCTGATTGTCCGCGTCTGGGCTTTTCCGTCGGGAAGGTTAACCACCAGCCGGTCTTTCGCCGCGTAGTCTATTTCTCGATCCAGGGTAATCTGGCGGCCATTGACCGCCCTTATGCGGCCCCCATTCTCCTTACCAGAACGGAAAGGATCGGCGACACCGATAATTTCAGCGGGCAGAGGGATATAACCGTCCAGCCCCACGCCAAACGATACGGTCCCGTCTTTGGCATTGGAGAGCAATACCCAGCGACCGCGTCGGTGCGCTTCACTTTGCGAGGTGCAGCCGATTGCGGTCAGGGACGTCTGCCGGACGTCGTAACGCTCTACAAGCGCCGAATCGTAGACCCCCTCAACGGTATCGCTGTAATGGTTCTGCGGATCGGACCAGGACACCAGGCAGGAGCTGTAGCGATTCTTGTATGAGCCGCCCGCGTAATTAAACAGCCCATCGATAACGTTTGAGACGTTATAAACCCAGTCAACATCGTCCTGCGGGACGTCTGCCTGGACATAAATCTGATCGTTGCCCCAGAACGTTATTCCACGAAATACCGCGGCGAGATCGTTAAGTACCTGCCAGGCGTCCTCCTGGCTCTGAATGAAAATGTTGCAGGTGAAACGCGGTTCGGTGCCACCTGCCCCGTCGGAAACCAGCTCGTCGCAATACTGGGCGATTGAATACAGCGCCCACTTATCCACCATGGACGCATCCACGCGCGTGCCCATGCCGTAAATTTCATCCAGAACCAGATCGTAAAATATCCAGGCGGGGTTATTGGACCAGGCCATTTTGAACCCGCCGGACCATGAGCCAGAATAGGTTCGGGTTGTAGGATCGTAATTATCCGGAACCTTAATCAGCTTGCCTTTTATCTTACAGGTCACTTTCGGCGCGCTGCCGTTGAACTGGCTGCTGTCCACTTCGACATACAGTAGCGCGGTTAAAGGATAACGAAGCTTGCTGTCGATGACTTCCGCATACGAAAACACCTTGAAGGCGTTAACCAGTTTCGAATTTGATCCACTGGCATCAGCCGTAATACGTCTGACTCTGACAGACCAGCCGGACGTGGATTTTGGCAGATCGATACGGTGATCTCGCTGATATTCCGTCGTGGTCTTTCCGTCAAACTTGCCGTTTACAACCGTTTTCCACGCGCCGCCGTCCGTTGATAAATCGATCGCATACTCGGTGACCGTGCCCACCATATCGCCATTATCTTTATAGAAATACTGGACCGGAAGGCTGAGCTTGATGCGGATGGCATCCAGGGAAAGATTGGTAAACTGGCGTGTCCAGGGCGACGTGGTAGTGACCGTGGTGCCCACCGCCAGCTCGTTATCGACCTG